GTAGCGGCGGGTTCCACATGGCGAGCGAACGGTCGATCTGACTCGCGCCCTCATACGCGCCGCCGATGGCAAGCTCGCGCGAAACCCCCGGCCCCACCAGCCGGTCGATGTCTCTGGCTATCTCTTGATCCATCGCAAATGACATCACATCCACACATTCAATGGGCCGCCGCACCCTACAGGCACGAGACCGAGTTGCGTTTTCAGGCCGTGGATGTACGCCGCGAGCTTGGCGGCACTGCCCTGCTGGTACTCGATCCGCTCGCCGTTCTGATCCACAAATACTTTCGCTACTTGGCCCAGCATGAGCTTGTGATACTGTTGCTCCGCGTCCGCCAAGCGGCTAGTCAACACGGCTCGCTCAGCTTCCGTCAAAACAGCCATCTGCGCCTCCTACGCCAATTGGTCAGCCAATGCGCCGAAGTCATAGCTTGATTTGGCCTCGGATTCAAACGGCTTCTTCTGCTTGGCTGGATCGTACACCAGATCGTTCTTGCCCCACTCTGCCGCCCACGACGGCGGTTCGTTCCAATCTACGTGCTCCAAGCCTATCTGCCGAGTCAACGTTCCGGCCAAACAATACACCAACAAATCCCACGATTCGTTTCGGTAATTCTTGGGGTTCAACCAGCCTTTGGCCGGGTCTCTGAACTCGACGGTGAGTTCCGTATAGAAGTTGTCCGGGAGCCACGCCGGGAAGTTTATGCGACCGCCGCGCGCGTCTGTGCGGTCGAGCATCTTATCCATGGCGTCTTTCAGAAGATTGGTGTTGAGGAAAAGAACCGGTATCTCCCCGCGCGCGCCTGCGTGTCGGTCTTTCCGTTGCGAATCAGGGTATCCCAAACGAACGCGCGGCGCTGTCGGCGACGGATCGCCTTTGATCAATTGAAATCTCGAATACAGCCCTGACACCCACTGGTACACGCCTTGCTCTTGGGGCTCTTCCGAGCCGTCATCGCTCGGAGTGTTTTTGCCGTCGCGCAGCCAGCGCACGAAATTATAGGCGTTCGTTGTCACACCTTCCCGGCCACCTGAGTCGGACAAGGTGAGTTTGATCGCCATTTGGCGTCCGCTGCCATCTCCGAGCGGGTATGTCTTCAGCATCACTTCTTCAACAAGAAGTTTCCAATCCTCGAAGTACGCGCCCGGATTGATCCAAAACCGCTCCCCTTCTTCGTCGAGCCGACGGGATTTTTGCACCTTGTATCTATCGATAATCCAAACATCGCCGCCGACGCCGACGCCATGCACCTGCACTTCAAAGTGATGTTTTTGGATGTCGATGCACGCCACCAAGAACCGAACGCCGAGAGGAACGGTCTTCAAGCCGAAATCTTTAGCGCGCGCTTTCAACGTTTCCGGTAATCGCGCTTCGGATTGTGCTTTTGGTGTATACGGAAGACCTTGGTCCGTGTTCACAGTTGTTTTGAGTGCCGTCTCGCTACCTGTGTCCTGAAACTCTTTCTCCGCCGTCAGGAACTTGTATATGAGGTCTCGCCACGTGATGAATGTGGCCGCCGGTCCCTTCATCCAAAAAGACGCGATGTCGGATCGGAAAGGCTTGCCTGTGATACTGCCTTCTGGCGTCCACAGCATGCCGTCCTTCACCCATTGGCCCGCTCGATTGAGTTCGTGCTTGCCCGGCAATCCGTCTTGTGGATCGTGGCTATAATCCAATTGGCAATGCGGGCACCGCAACGTCACCATCTCGGCGGCTTCCATCAAATCTTCTGAGTTCGGATACACGAACAAAGACGGATCGGGCTCGAAGGCCGCGCGGCATTTCGGATTCACGCACTTCCAATACCAGCGCCGACGGTCGCCACGATTGTAGAGTTTGAGAATGCCTTGCGTGGGCGGCGCTTCGTGTTTCGATTTAGCGATCCACTTCGGGTTTTCGAGAACAAAACCGGGCGACGATTCCGCCGCGCACATCGCGTGCGATCTGAAGGTCGTTCCACGCTTTCTGGCCAAATCGAAAGGCTCGCCTTCGTCTTCGACATCTTGGTCCATGCGATCATAGTCGGTCAACCAGAGGCGGGGGATCGGACGACCGGATAGTTGCGTGATCGTCGGCCACGCCAAATTCATGATCATGCCGGAGCGGTAACGCTTGTCGAATGTGTTGTCGCTGTTCCGCCGCAAAATCAAACGCTCACCGACTTCCGGTGTGTACCGATGCAGGCGATCCACGCGGCGGATGCTGAAGTCGCGCGCCGCGTCTTGCGCCTTCTCGATCAACATCATGTCCGCCGGATCGCACAACACCGTGTATGTTTGCCAGTTCAGGAACATGTCGGTTTTGCCGGTCTGCGCAGGCCCGGCGAAGATCATTGCGGTGTAATCGACGCTGTTGAGGACATCCATTGGCTCCACCAAATAAGGCGTCGATTCATTCAGCCATGGACCGACATAAGAGCCCGGCATGTTCAATTTCCGGTACTTCGCAGCGGCTTCAGACACCGACAACCGCTCAGGCGGACGCACACCTTCGGCAGCAGAAACCATCATGTGCTCCAAACTATCAAACAAGATCGGCTGCAAGATCGTAGTCCTCTTCCATCTCCGCGGGCTTGGCTTCTTTGCCCGTACCTTCCGCGAGCAATGGTGGTGTCTTCTTCAAACTGGGGAGTTGCACGAGCTTTTTGTGGATGTCGGTCTGTAGTGCATCCGCCATCGCGATCAACATCGCGCGCTGTTCCGATGATAGTCCAAGAGCCTGCTCCACATTGTCCGGCCAAAGCTGCATGGCGAACTTGATCGTCTGGAAAACATCACCGAAGACTTCCATGACGGCCTCAGTCCGCCAAAGAAACCCCGCTTCCGTTTCCCATTGTTGGCGTTTTCGCATCGCCGACCAGTACGCTTCCTGCAAATGCGTCGGAAGCTCCGAAGGCTTCATGCTCTTCAGATATTGCTCTGCGTCAAAAACCGGGCGCACAAGATATTGCGCTGCCGCCTTGAGATCGTAAACATACCCTGCCTTACGCTTGTGGATCGGCGCGCAGTCCCGCAGTTTTTTACGAACGGTCGTCGGGTCCATGGCGAAAATTGTCGCCAGCGTCCCGACGGTGACACCGTGCTGAACGTCCGAAACGCCTACAGGCCGGATCGACGCGGGAGCGTTCTCGAACTCATCGGTTTTTCGACTGTCGGTCAATTGCTGCAAAACGCGCGCAGCATTGCTCCGCCGAGCGACAGCCTCATCTTTGTCTGGCCGTCCTTGGCGATGTTCCCTGTATCTGCGACCAAACCCGAGAAGTTGATTCACTTCTTCGTCATCGCTTGCCACCGTCTGATTCATGCCCCCAATCCTAATTCTCAAGCGGCAAGCCGCCAATGCTCTTCCTCTACATGCGCCTTAACCGCATCAGTGATCATATCCTGAGTCACCCCCTTGATGCCGAGCGTTCTAACCATGGACTCATCTGCGGTTCTTCGCGCCAGAATCCTGTGCAAAAACACCCTGTCCGCCAACTGCCCCGACCGATGAAGTCGCTTCAAGAATTGCAGATACAATTCGAGACTCCACGTCAGACCATACCAAACTTGGATGTTCCCGCCGAACTGAAAATTCAAGCCGTGTCCCGCGCTCGCCGGGTGCGTCACCAAAAGCTTGATGCGCCCGGCATCCCAGTCTTTCTTGTCATTCTTGCTGTCGCCGAAAATCCGAGCGAACGGAAATCTCTTTTTTATGGCGTCTAGGTCAAACTTAAACTCGTAACCCAGCAGAACGGGCCGACCCATAGCTTCGGCTATGATGGACTCCAGCGCGTCGAGCTTCGCTTCATGAATTCTAACCGCGCTGCCGTCTTCTTTGTAGATGGAACCATTCGCCACTTGCAAAAGCTTGTTTGTCAGAACGCCGTTATTGACCGCTTCGATGTCGAACTCTTCGAGCACCATGTCTCGTTCCATGCGGCGATATATTTCCATCGCCTTGGGCGGCAGATCGACCCAATGGTCGATGGGAACAAGCGGTGGGAGTTCGAGATAATCGGCTTCTTTCAAGCTGAAAAACACGTCGTCCAACTTGCCCATGATCTCATCATGCGACCACTCATGGGGAGTTATCTTGTAGGTGTATCGATCCTGCACGAACCAGCGTTTGAGAAACGCATCTTTCGACGTTCCGAGTCGTTGACCCAAGTCAATTATGAAAATCGGCCCCCACAAATCGACAAGTCCGTTTGGCGCGGGCGTTCCCGACAGCAGCACCACTTTTTTGAAGAACCCTCGCATTCGGCGAAGCGTTCCAAACTCGCTTATGCGACGACGACTTTTCGTCCCGTCTTGCCGGACATTTCCTTTTGTTCGTTTGTTACCGCCTTTCAGGCGACTGGCTTCGTCATACACCAGCATGTCATAAGGCCAATGGCGGCCCCAGTGTTGCTGCAACCAAACCAAGTTTTCTCTGTTGATGATGTGGATGTCTGCTTCCTGCCGCAGTGCTATGCGTCGATCATCTTCGTCACCTGTAGCGACGATATAGGTTAGGTCACGCGCGAAAGCCCACTTCGCGATCTCTTCCGGCCACGTATGATCCGCCACGCGCAACGGAGCCACGATCAAAACCTTCTTGATCTCCCCCACGTCGAGAAGCTGGCGAATAGCTTTCAAAACGGCAGCGGTCTTGCCTAGCCCCATCTCGGCGGCTAGGAACACCGCAGGCAGTCGAACGATGAGCTTCGACATCCATCGCTGATAAACACGGAAATCGGTAAAAGAAAAAATCCGATGCGGCGGGTCGTCAACCAGTTCTAACGCTTCGAGATCAAACAACCGAACAGGTGGCGGGGTTTCCCCTGCCAGCAGGAACGCCGGAAGATCGACGGCATAACGATGCTTTATCTCAGCCAGATTCCGTCTCATATCCCGAGAACCTTCAGTCCGGCGGATACGCTGTCGATGACATATACTTCCGCCCCTCGGTCCCGCCAGCGCTTGTGCTCTCTGGCCTGAAGCGGCTCTGGTTCTTCTCCGGGTGCCTTGAACTCAATCCAGACGCAGCGCCCGGCTTTTTGGAACACACGGTCCATTGCAGCCCGGCGGCCCGGCCATGACACTTTACGCACCAGCCACCCGCTTGCTTCCGCTTTGTTGCAAACGGTGCTTTCGATGATGTCTTCCGGCCCCCCGTTCACCATCGCTTGACTCCGATTATGACTCGTCTCTCGCACTGAAAATTGTCTTTGTATTCCCACGGGCCTGCTTGTGCTTTGCCTTCCGCGACCAACTCATCGACCCACGCAATCTCTTGTTTGTGCGCCCGTTCCTCTTGAACCAGCCTGCGTCCAGCCGCCAGCCCGCACGCCATTTCTTCCTTCGTCATTCTCAGTTCGCCCGTCATGTTCAATCCTTCATAAAAATCTTCGACACAAACCCGTTCGAAGCCAGCGGCAGACCGGGTGCCCACTTCGGCTGCTCCGACATGCACTCTTGCAAAATCTTGAGATGCTTTTCCGCCATCGACATCAACGCCACGCCGACGATTTGGTCATGAACGTGCATACAGATGTCGAGCCCGCGATAGTACGCCAAGCGAAGCCCGTGCGCCAGCAGATCGCGAGCAATCGCTTGATCCGCATTTTCTGTGAGCTTGCCGCCGTGTGTCGGGATGCGAATCCATTGGTTTTTATCGTTGAGACCCTCGTAAGTGAGTGTGTCCTTCCACTCCCCCCATGGCGTCTTGACCGGCTCGATACGCGGACGGCAATAGTGCAAAGCGCGATCACTCGGAAGGATCATTCGGAGAAAGGGCGCTTTGATGTCGAAACGGATCATGTTGATCTCTGTAGGTCGCCCGGTGCGAACACACTTCTTCGCAGCTTTCTCGATCTGCTTCCAGAAATCCACCACTTCGGTGTACGTTTCTCGGAAAGTCTTCACTGACAGTTCTGCTTGCTCGCGCGTCATCTCAACGTACATATTGCGCGCGTAGCCCAAGAGCCCAGTGGCTTCCACTTCTCCGGTCTTCTGATTCACATGCTCATCGCCGGGACCGAGTTGGTATCCGCACCCCAGCACGGCGGGTTTGGCGATAGTTCGTTTGCTGTCATCGCCGAGAACCTTGTACTCGTGCCATAGCGTGTCGTAGGTCTCATGATACAAATACGTTGCAAAATCGATGTACGGGTCTCGCTTCAATTCGAAGACGCGCAAGATTTTCTTATCCTTCGCGATCCAGCCCAGCACTCTGTTTTCAATCGCGTTCAAATCCGCGTCGAAAAACAGATGCCCATCTGGCGCTTGCGCGACCGACCGGATGCACGACACGATCAAGTCCATCGGCTTGTCGTAGATCAATTCGATAGCTTCTGGATCGAGCTTTTCCAAATGCTCGACAACCATGGCAATGATCTTTTTGAACGCACGCTCCGGTCTCGGCAAATTCTGCGGCTGAAAAGTTCGACCTGCCCACCGCCACGTCCGACCGGCTCCTGCGAATTGAAAAGTGTTGCGCAAGACCGCAGCGATCCGATCAACACAACGCTGGATGGCGTAGAACTTTTTTGGTGACGCCCGCGCTACATCCTGTCGGAGCACCAAGACTTCCGCCAGTTCCGGCGTTATCGGTTGTCGAACGTTTCGAAGTTGCGCCCGATCTTCTGCTTTCAAATTTCCGATGCCGTAGTGTTTTACCCCTTCGTCCTCGTATCTCTTCAACTCGATCTTCGCAGCGTCGGCAGCGCGCTTCACATGACCTTTCTTCAGATCGTCGAACATGTAGCCGCGATCTTGCAGCCAGCCCAACATTTGCTCATTCGAATTGGGGTTGTCGAGACCTGTGATCTCTTTCAGCCTGCTCATCCGTGCACTGATCAAATGCTCGTAGAGTTTAACGGCGGCGTCAACCGCGCGCATATTGAAAGGGATGCCGCGCTCATTGATCACCTGATCTATGACCCACAACTCCCACTCATGTTCTGGCATATCGAAAACGCGAAGCTTCCTCAAAATGGCGCGTTCGGCTTCCACGTCATTTCTGTTGTACGCCAGATAGCGCTCCCACTTCTCAGGCTCCATGTGCCAATAAACGCGTGTGTGGGGTTTGGTCTTAGTCGGCTTTCTCGGTTGAGAAAACAACCGCATCAAAGCACGACCGTCCGCCGCCTTCTTTTTGTCTTCCGCGATCTCGACCACTTCGCCAGCTTTTTCCAGAGAGCCGGGGAGCGCAAGAGAGTATGAAAGCGCCTGTGTGTCCCGCCACTGATTGTGCGGTATCTCCAAACCGTGAACGTTCTTCCAGATCGAGTATTCGAAACTCTTGTTCCAACACGTCTTGACTACGCGCTCATCGAGCAACGCGTCTTCAAGCTTACTCGGTATCTTCTGCCCTTCAGGCGGAACCCACTGTACAACGGGATCGTTGTTGACCGCGTAGCCACACATCAAAATTTCGCAAGATGGATGTCGAGAATACGCGTCCGCGCCAATCTCGGTCACGTTCTCTTCGCAAAAAGTTTCGAAGTCGTGCGACAGACGAACGATCTTCTGCCCTTTAATCAGGCCGGGGAACTTGATCTGCGGACGTGACTCGACTTCTTCTTGAATCACTTGACAGCTTCCATCTTCGGCAACCAATCGACCAAAGGCCGCGAATACCGCTTCCCGGTCTTGGTGCTCTGATAGACCACTGAAGTTGGAAACTTGTCCTGTCGTTCCGGCTCTACATTGGTCATCATCAGAACGACATAGATGACGCCGCTATGATGCCGCCAGCGCGATCCGGTTATCGGATGTCCATTGCCGTCAAGATGGAATTCCATATCGCTCATCGTCGTCTCCTAAGAAAAACCGGGAGCCCGAAGTGCCGCGTTCACGGCTATCCGAACTCCCGGCTCCCGTGTGGGGCGGGATTAAACTAAGCCGCTATCGTCGTCCGCGTCTTCGCCGATTGTGTCGTCGTCATCGTCTTCGCCGATTGTGTCGTCGTCATCGTCTTCGATGTCGTCGAACTTGTCGTTTGGATCGACCGGCTTGCCGCCAGAGAACGCTTCGCCATGGCGCAAGAATTGGACCGACTCGATGCTGGCGTTCAGCCGCTTGCCGTGCTGGTTGTCTTGCGCCCAAATGCGCACAATGGCGTTCACATATGCACCAGAATAGAGCAGCTTCGAGCCGCCGTTCTGAAGCCTGAGTTCGATCCATTTCCCATTGGCGTCTTTCTTGCGATCCACGAGAACGGGCTGGTTCTGGTTGTTGGCTGAGACGTAGAAGCTTCCTTCGTAACCGTCCCAGTCTTCCTTGTCGCCGTCGCGGAGAAACACACGGTCGTCCTTCAGCTTGGGCCATTTCTCCGACTTGCCCCACTTTTCTTCCTTGACCTGTTCGGCGGCCTTCTTGAGCTTCGCCATGTTGGCCTTTGTGCCGTCGGTCCCCTTCGTCATCAGAAGGTTCGCTTTGTATTTGCCCGGCACCATCTCGCCATCGTCGTTCTTTTGGGGCTTGCCCGGCTTGAACAACTCGGCGAAGGACAGTCGGACATCCTTCAAGATGACTTCACCAATTGGGGTGTCTGCCATAGTCACTTCTCCTGTTTTCAATCTTCGTTTTCTTCGTCGTCTTCGTCGTCAAAATCTTCTTCGAACTTTGACGCGTAGTCTTGAATTGGTGGGCGTTTGTCTTCGAGATGCACAAGAAGTGGTTTGCCCGCCGGTTGCGTGACGAACGCCTTCAAGTTCGCTGCATACGCTTTCTTCCCCACTCGTTTCTCTGCCTGCGCGGGCGAGATCAACTTCGTCTCATAGGCATCGTCCTTTCCGATCTGCTGCACAAGCCATGCTGCTGCTTCCGACATGTGATCGGGCAAATACGCTCGACGACCCGGCTTGCCCGTCACCGCCTTCAATAACGGAACATCTTTCCCAGCCTTGAGGTCGTGTAGCGTGAGAAGATGGATTTGATCGACGTATCGCTTGAATGCTTTCCAATGCAACAGAATGTATGATCTCGCCTGAAGAGACAACTCTTTCGGATTGTCGAAAGCCGGACCTACCCCAAGTTCGATGTTCTCTTCGATGTCTTCGAATTTTTGCCCGAAGACCGCCAGCAAATACTCTTGCTGTTCGGGGCACTTGCCGCTGGCTTTGCAAAACATGCACTGTTTCTCGCCGGGCTCGCGTTTGGCATTGGGGCTCATCGTAGCCAGAGCA